AAATTTTTACGCTTTGAAACTTCTCTATAGATATTTTAATTAAATGTTTTGTTGGTGTGTTGTATTCACCTTTCTTTTGAGATGGAAACCTCTTCTCTTCAATAAATTCTACATTGCAATCCTTATAAAACTCCTGTATCATTACGCCCGTTTTATCTTCCGGATACTTCCAACCATTGTTCTTTAATTTGTTATAGAAGTTAGCAAATTTAAAATACGCAAATTCATCATCGATTAATACACCACCAGACTTAAAGCTAACATCGTTCTGTGCTCTTGCTCCGTTTATCTTTTGATGAAGTTGATCGTGTAGTTTTTCTTTTGGTGTTGTTCCTATCGGTGGGTCTTGCACTGTTAGTGTCCTGTATAAATCTTCTAAAACTTTTTGATCATCACCAGACTTAATCATAGGTGGTGGGAACCCTGCATACTTTGATATAGCATTACGTCTTTTTCTTTGGTCGTTAACGTGTTCTACATTTTTGCAATGCACTGTTCTTACATCTTCACCGTCGGGCAGTGTCACATCAAATGTGTATTCTGCATCCGGTTCTAAATCAATCTTGACTAAATTAGTAAGGATTGGATAGCTGCCTTTAGATCCACACAATACACCAAACTTTCTTTTTACACAGATACCTTTCTTACAGTAATCACTGATAGGACTCTGTGTGCATGTGTATCCTTTGTATGTATCTCGCCATGATTTTAGTTTAGCTTTTAATTTATTTTTATCCCATGCATG